ACTTACCGACTGGTTGGTAGTTGTCTTTTAATGTTTTGTTTTGTTTTGTTTTCGGGCGTGTTGCGTGTTTTGTTTTGGTATACTGTAGTTATCAGCTTCAAGGGAAGGAAAATAAAATGCTAAACCTTACTGCATATGTTATCGAGTTCGAGGAATACAATCGATATAAGGTGATTATTGACGGTGTTTGGAGAGGTTTCGTTTCCGATAACGGGCTGGAGGATGATTCTACTCTTTCGTTCCGTGGAGCGCTTGAGACTATTGCGGAGGTTTTATTGAGTAACGATTATGATATCAGCATGGTTGCTGAAGGTTATTCCAAGAAAGGCCGCCCGTGCTGTACATATGCTGTTTCGATTGATGATGGCGACTGATGAATAAGAAAGCCCCTAGGTAAATACCTAGGGGCTTTCTTGTGCCGTCATATCATGCGAATACGAGGTACCACATTGATTTGTCGGCTGGGGCGAGTGCTACGTACCTAGTGGCTCCTGAGCCGCCTATGTAGTGTGCCCAAATGTATCCGTCTGCGATCACACCACCTTCGGACAAATTGACTGTCTGCCCGTAATGGTATTGGGCTACGACTTGTGCTGAGGTGGACGGTGCCGAGCGCACGTTGAGTACGTCAACGTTGACTTTGTAGGTGCGTGGAGTAATGGTTACGTTATTATTGTTGCTTGCTGTGCGTGGGTGGAAGTATCCGATGATTCCGGTCTTGCTGATGGTGGTGTATCCGGCCTTGTTCGGGTTTTGCGACATGGTTTCCAAAGTGCCGTTGCCGTTGTCTCGAACGACAACGGCGACATGGTTCATGCCTGCGCCGTTCCAGAATGCCACGTCACCGTAAACCGGCGTATGGTCGGCGCCTTCTCGGTTGAATGTGTCCTGTAGGGCGCGGGAGCGGTCGTATCGCGTAGTATAGACGCTTGCGGCGTATCCGTCTACGGTGTTGGTGTCGGCGGCTGGAATGCCGTACACGTTTCGCGCGTAGCTGCTCCAAAGGTCCCAGCATTGTCCGCCGTACGCGCCGTCCATGTCTACGACCTGTCCGTTAACGCTATTCATCCATTCTTGGATATTCATGTTAGTTTTCCTTCTTGTGTTTGGGGGTATTGGTTTGTGCGAACACGCTCATGAATGGTGCGTCCGCTAGTTCGGGGTTGATGGCGGTAATGTTTTCAAGGATCGAGGTGAGTTCGATTAGGCTAATGCCGCCTATGGTGCATACGAATACGCTGACCGGCAGTCCGAGATCTACGTGTAGATTGATCATGTCAATGAAGTAGGCTACCAAAGTAAGTATGAGGTAGGCGAACTTGTGCCATAATCCTTGTCGCATTTTCTGGGAGCTGAGCGTATCGTTTAAAATGGCTTTTGCAATGCCGGTCACGTAGTCCACGGTGATAAAAAAGATTACCGCGAACACGCACCATACGTCGGTTGCTGTCATTGTCATGTTGTTTCTTCCTTATTTTCCTAGCAATTCTCCAATGATCAGGCCAAAATCGGCTTTGGCTTGTGAATTGTCGAATCTGATTTTACCCAGTCGATAGCCGGTGGTGAGTCGCCTTATAATGTCATCTGATTTTTTGACGTACCATGTTTTTTCGTCAACATGATTGGGGTCTAACGTGTAGACGGGTCTGGTATTGTCTTTAGGGATACGTCGTGAAACATATTGTGAAACATGTCCATCACGTTCGGACACGGAAACCCAAATACCGAAACGAGCATAGTCGGTAGTATCCAAAATGTACGAGAGTTCGCCGTCGCTCGGTATGGGAGCTAGCAACGTGTCCGATTCATCTCGGAACTTGTTTCTGATCGCATAATTTGCATAGTCGCCGTCATACTGTTCAAGGAATCTGCCAAATTTCGATTGTGCGACTTTGGCTGAGAATCCGCCATAGTCGGCCAATTCGAGACAAACGAAACCCCCGCAATACAACTTGTATTGTTGCTGGTTGGCTTGCTGAGCACCAATGTCGAGTCTGTATTTCGCAAAATAAGGATTAGCTTTTTGGACCGCATTAGACAAAAACAGTACTTTCGTCCTATCCTGCCAACGGTCAACCGTGTTGTAGAATTCGGAAAAAGAATTTACTTCATTGCTTAAAAACCTGAGATTGTCGGGGAAAATCTCATCGAAAATAATCAAATGAACTTTAGGATAGGCAACCGACTTCAAGCCACCCGCTTGGGATAGGGCGACGAAATAACAGCATGTGCGCCAGTCCTTTTCGTCCCATGACGCCTTATGTACTTGTCCTTTTTCACCATTCACACGAAATTCGTACGAGGGGAAGAACTCTTGAATGTCTTTGAAGAAGGTTTCCTTGCGGTGTTGTTCCACGTCCGTACGCCTAAGATAAATGAACTCGTGACCGTGCTTGATGTATTCTTTGATGCCGTATCGTTTGGCGGCGAACGTTTTGCCGAGTCCTCGTGCGCCGATAATGAAATTCCATGGGGCGTTTCGGGTGAGCAGATTATGCAGATCATAGTAATCATCTTCGGCTAATGTCTGCAATGCCATATATGCTCACCTCCATTATGAATAATGGGGAGTATGACGTCATGACCACCGTCATACTCCCCATTTGTCTGTGGTACTGGTCGGCTCAAGGGAAGTCATCACATGCCGACGTGTTCTATTATATCACATGTTTAGAATGCGGGCGGATTCGATTTTCCATCCCACACGCTAAGTAGAGAGTACGCCTGATTGTAGCGATTCGTGTACGGCTGGAATGGGTAGGTGGCGAGAATATTGGCCTTGAGCTGTGCGAGGCTTGACGCCTTCGGCACCTTGAGCGCGTTCGCGGGGGACTGGTGGTATGCAGTGACCCACAGTATTTGCATTTTATCATTGTCGTATTCCTGTGGATATCCGGCGTAATCTTCTGCAAACTGCTTGCGCTGCCCTTCATGGGATTCGCCGCGTGCCGCCCATGACTGGAATGCGCTAGCTTCCGCCTGTGTGAGGTTTCGCGTAAAATCCCCTCCGCTCTCCATTAATGCGGCGATCTGCGGGGCGGCGGTTTTGAATGCCGCGTAGCCGGTTGGGTCTGCCGCTTTCATGGCATTCAACACTTGCAACCGTCTGCCGAAGCTCCATTGCGCAATGCCAACACCCTGCAAGTTGGCCGCTTCTACTGCATCCCAGCGCAAACCGGCTTCAACTGTGCCGATCACGTATAAGGCGTAGGAGTTTTCCGGTGACGTCGAGCTTGACGGGTGCCCTTGTCCTTGTGAGCCGGACGGTTGCGACTGTGTTGCTTTTTCCAAAAAATTATTGGCGGTGGTTTTGTAAAAGATACGGGTTCGTACTCCGCCGTTATCAGTCTCATGCAGATACAGGTTGTCGCCCTGCCAATGGATCCATGCCCCGCCCCGTTTCGTGTCTGGGTTCCCCTGATTGTTGTCACCGGTGGGATTATCCACGTCCGGCTTAGGCATGGTACGGGGATGTAAGTAGCCTAACAGTCCGTCGATCGGAAACCATTTGAGCGCGCTTGCGTCAGGATTTTGCGTAATCACGTAAATTCTGCCGTCTTTTACCCCATCCCCCGCGACTATGGCAACATGCGTGTATGGAGTGTACGTGCCGTACCCCCATATTGCCACGTCACCGGCCACCGGCTGATATCCGCTTGCGGGAATTCGTTCGTACACCTGCTCGCACCGTGCGGATACCGGGTATGACGTGTACAAGCCTCCCGCATAGCCGGTAGGGGTGATGCAATCCTGAATGGACATGCCGTACATGTCCATACTGTATTTTGCCCATAAGTCCCAGCATTGCGCGCCATACGCCCCGTCCATGTCCCAAAAACGGTTTTTCGTCTGGTCAATCCATTGCGCAAAAGTAATAGCCATATCACCATTATAGGCGATATGGCTATCATTTTAAGGCATTAGGATTATTACCACGCTACAGTAAAACCGCCACCCATCAGACCATTGGGGGAACCATGGGCACCGGTTGTGGTGTATGGTTGGATGCCGAACGTGCCACTCACGTGATTGTCAGACCCCAACACCTTAAACAGGGTGGCGTCGTTCGCGCCGTTGGATGCCATGAGCGCCCATGCGTCCGGCTCGTTGGTGGAATCTTTGTCGCGTTCGGCCCATTTCGGCAATGCGTTTTTAATGTCCACGAAATTGGCGGCGGTGACGTTGCTGGCGAGATGCCAGCCGAACGTGATGAGTCCGCCCGAAGCGTTAACGGTGAACAGTGCGAGCGTATTGGTTGAGTCCCTCCATGAATACGATTCGGTACGCCCCGTGTAATTGTGGTTGATGTAATCAAGCATGTAGCTTACGATCACGTTCGTACCGTCCGCGTTCGGATGAATATCACCGGTCGGGAAATACGTGTTATTACCCAAGTTCCATGTCCAGGCCCATGGCACCGCTTCCACGCCGACCTCTCGGGCAGCGGAAATACAGGATGCGGAATTGTACCGCCAATAATTTGATACTGGCGCCCAGTCCCATAGCATGGGTACTACAATGATTCGAGCGTTCGGGAACTCTCGTTTCACCCCCTCGTACAGGCTTACGGCGGCGGTACGCAACGCGCCCGAATACCCATCGTTGGTGTTGCGGCTTCCTGCGATCACCACTAAGCCAACCTCGTTATGATTGTAGCTGGTGTCCGCTTTTGCCTTGTTGAGTTCGCTTTGAAAGGTGGCGTTTGGCGCGGTGTAGCCGGCTCCTGCGATGCAGTAATTGTGTAGCAGGCTGTTTTCGCCCAGTCGGGTATTAAGTACGGTCGGCCACTCTCGTGTCTTATCCGTATTCGTGCCGTACGAGTCTCCAAAAGTGACCAAGTGCCCGTTAGTGCGTGAGAGAGATTTAAGGATTCGGGCGATAGCGTCGTTAGCGCTGACAGCATCCGTACTTGCTTTATCCCACTTCGTCTTGTTGGCGGTGGCGTGAACGGTGGTGTCCGCGCCTAGCGCGGTGAGAATCGCCGTGTTGGAATTGGCTTTTTCAGTGGCGGTGGCGGCGTCTGCCAGCGCTTCGATAGCGTCCGTCCCCGCTTTATCCCATTTCGTCTTATTGGCGGTGGCGTGAACGGTGGTGTCCGCGCCTAGCGCGGTAAGAATGGCGCTATTGTTGTCGGCCTTGCTTGCTGCTGCGGTCACGTCCGTAGCCGCTTTATCCCACTTGGTTTTCGCAGCGGTGGCATTATCCACCGTGTTATCCACAAGCAGCGCCTTCATGACCGCTTCATCATGGGTTTCACGCGCTTCCACGCCCTCGATACGGTTCAGATGCGTTTCGAGCGTGGAGTCAATGGTGCGCATGGAGCCGTTATATCCGTCTCTCAGGTCGGCGGGGTCATTGTCGCCATAGAGATTTAATGCGTAGTTGTCTGTTTTGTCGTAGATGGTGCTCATTGGTTGGCTCCTTTGGTCTCTCGGATAAGGGTTTCCAGTTGGTGGATTTTTTGGTCTAGCACCCTCATGGCCTCATTGTATCCGTCTCGCAGGTCCATGGGCGTATCATCCGTATAAAGGGGTAGTGCGAGGTGTCGTGTCCTCTTGTATGCGTCATTGTTCATTGTTGTTCGCTCTTTCTCGTGGGGTGACTCGCGGATCCGTATTGCCGAAAATCTCTCGATTGCCCAATACGGCCCATGTGATGCAATCATGTTGCGCGGCCTGAGCTGCGGTCATGGTTGCCATCTGATCTACCCGTGCGCCGAACACGGCCAACTCGCGGTACATGTCTCGATTCGTGTTTTTAGAGTCTTCATATTTGCCGCGCGTCGGATTATACGTAAGATCCGAATCCTCGTACTGGCCGACCTGCTTTTCCAAATCATCCAAGGTTTTGTTGATGCGCTCGAACTGCTCGCCGAAACCGGCTACCAACTGTTTGATGGCGTCAATGTCGGCGGTTTCGTCCTTGGCGAGATTGTCAAGCTGTTCCCTGAGCTGGTCTAAATGCTCGGCCACCTCCTGCACATACCCCAATACGGTCAACGTGTCACGGTACGAGAATGGCTGCACGGTGGTAAAATAGCGTTGCCTTGGGTCGATGTCCAAGGGGGCGGCGCACATATTAAGTCCGTCCATAAAATCCTCCAATCTGTCTCAAGTCAAGTATACTCTAATGGCCCAAATTATAGGCGAGAGACGTGGAATACAATTGTGGGACGTTGGTCATATTATCCCCACTGCCCCACATACCCATAAACAAGTCTTCCAAAGAGTTGATTACCATCATGTCAATGTTAAGCATGGTACTACGCCAGTCCAGCAACAGTTGGGATTGTGAACCGCTGGTGCCGAGCGTGTGCGACGTGCTGTTTCCCCTGTCCGAGGAGTGTGCGTAATCCGTGTTGCTGGTGCTGGTTGCGGTGGCCGTACTGTCCTGCTGGGTTGCCGTATGTGTGTTGCCCAATGAGTCCGTCTGTGACGCGCTGGTGGCGAACTGCTTGAAATCTTCTATACGGGTCTGCGGAAACTCGCTGTTAAACGTCATGGACGAATTGTCGGCGGTAGTGTCGGACGTACTGGTTGCCGTGGATTCGTTCGACTGCGTGCCCGAAGATTTTCCCGAAGATTCATTCGTGCTGGTTGAGTCCATTTCCTGTCGGATGTCGGATGTTATGAACGGGTCGAACTTGCGTTGCGCAGACAAATAGAGCTGATTGTAATAGTCCATCTGCTCGCGCATGGTACGCCCCAAATAAAATACGAACATTTGCGGCGTTTCACTGCCGATTTCGCGCAGTGCGTAGTGTGCCACGATTTTATCGTTCAATTTCGCCCTATAGTTTTCGTCGAAAATCGGATAATATTGCGAGGATAAATGCAATTTTTCGTCCGTATCGAAGCCACGGTCTATCAGATTGCCGAGCGTTAAAGTGTAGTCGGCCATGCTGTCTTTGATGGCATACATGCTCAAGTCTTGCACCATTATTCTTCCTCCCTGTTGCCTTCCACATCCAATAGACCACCGGACGTGGTGTCGTTCCATTCGATGCCGATGGGATATCCCGAGTCGGCCATTTGCGGCCACAACCGGTTGATCGTATCGCACGCCTGTTGACGTGATTTCAGGTAGCTCAGGCGGAACACGTTTGTACGCGAGTTTCCTGCCGTCACTTCCGACTCAAGCAACCGCTCCTTCTTCTCGGTGGTGCTGTTGTCGATACCCAAGTAGTTTACGAGTTCGTTCCATATCTGGGTTTTCGTGGTGATGATCTTGTCAGCAAGAAAAGGGGTGACGTTGGGGAATGTTTGGAACATGCCTGTAATGTCCGCCGAATCGTAGGCGTAAATATAGGGATCGCCGTCCTCACGAGCCTTCATCAAATTTTGCGCGGTGAGCTTGTTGGTTTCGGACGTGGCGATAATCAACGGTACACTGATATTGTCCAAATTCACGTCCAACGCGCGGTCTGCGATGGCGAGTCGCGTGGCATAATTCCACATGACATCGATCATGGTGCACCGTAATTGGTTGTCCCAAATGGGTACGCATTCCTTGCTTCCGATCTGCGGGTGTGAATAGCTGGTAGCCACGGGCTGAAATGATGTCGGGTTGTTATAATTGTTTACCCCACCGATATTGCCTGACGTGACCATAAACCGGTTCACGCCCTTGCGCTTGTCTGGGAAAAAGAGAGCTAGACCGTTTTCAAACAAAGTCAATTCCAAATATCTTTCGTCAATATATGGGGGCAGATTGACCCATTTAAACCGGCTTACGGACAGCATTTCAATCAATTTCATATACTGATTAATGCGTAATGATTGTCGCATTTCGGGCAGATTCAAATTGCCCCACATGCTGCCGAGCACGCTCTGATTGTCCCAGTGCGCGGCCTTGCGTGCGTTGTTACGTTTACCCATGGTCACCGTCCTAAAAAAATAATAATGGAGAGAGTTTAATATGCTCTCTCCATTATACCCTTTAGTATGCGATACCGGCTAGTGGCACATTGTCCGCATAATCTGTTACGCCAATCTTGTTGGGGTCGGTCCATACCGTCACGCCGGATTCAAAAATGCCCTTGACGGTCAGGCGGTACTCTTCTGGACACGTCGAGCTACGCACATACAGCTCATGCAGCTTCCAGTATGTGAAATTGCTCATGGCCATAAGATTATTCGGCAGTCTCATAAACCGCTGCACATAATAGCCATACCTTAACCACACCTCTCCAATCGCTTGCATGGCTGCCGGTGAAATCTGCCGGAAACGCACCATGACACCAATCAGGCCATTGGCCAAGTTGAAGGCGTCACCGCCCAGCGCGCCCGACGTGGTAGGGGGTACGGTCTGGGTCTGCTGCACTTGCGCGTTGATACCGGCGATCGTGTTTTCATAATCGCCTTGCGCCGTCGCCTGTGCAAGCTGTTTGTTCATGTCGGCAAGCTGCACGGCCTGCTGGTTGGACAGGTTGGTTTGCGCGAGACTATAGGCGTTGGCCTGTGAGGTGCTGGCATTGTTGGTGGTCTGTGTGTTCGCTAGTTGCTGGTTGGCGGTTGAGACGTTATTATTGTAGGTTTGCTGGTTCGTCCATGCGCCTATCGCGGTGCCCGCTATAGCACCGGCCACACCTCCTATATTACCGGTGACGGCGGAACCAACCGCGTTTGCCACACCCGACCCGATAGTGTTGAGCTGTGCCATTTGATTGTTGAATCCAAGGTTTTTCAACGTCAGATCGGTGCCCATCTGCGCACTCTGGTTGCTGATCGCGTTCATGGCATTCCGGTTCGACGTGCCGAGCCGGTTTTGCGCACTTGCGTACTGGGTACCGAGCTGGGCTTGCGCGTAAGCGTTGTTGATACCCATTTGGGTTTTCTGATACCCCCAGTCCGCACTTTGCTGAGCATATTGGCGCGTGTAGGCGCTGTTCGCAAGCGCGAGGGCACTACCGTTATTCACGGCCATGAAGGTTGGGAAATTGGTTATGCCAAAACTCGCGTTGAGCATTTCACCCGTATCGATGGGCAATCCTTTACCGTCCGGTAGTGGTTGGCGTTCGCCTAGGTTTCCTGCATGATAACCCCTCGCATAAAAGTTCAGGCGGGGTGAGGGGGGCGCGTAATTCCATGATTCACGGATGATCAGATCAGCCGATGGGATCTGCTCAGGCTCATACGTGATCACGGTTCCGTTAAGGCACGAACATTCGATATAGGCGTAAGGGGCGGTGAGAAACTTTTTCAGGTACTTGTAACGTTCGGGCAGATTAAAGGCGTCTCGGAAATTCTTCAAGTTGATAATATCCGTGTAGCGGGCGTTGCTATTGTCGTTTCGTGTGCGTAGCTCCCAGCAATTGCCAGTGAAACCGACCGAATGCCCGAAGAGTTCCGTCTTTTTCGGCTGACCGTCCAATAACGCTTGCGGCAGATGGGGCACCGCATAAATGCCGCAAATACCTTGCGTCACCCATGGCGCATTCATCCCCTCGGTAAAGAATACGACAATATCGGCGGGAGTATCCAAATAATACATGCTAGTGCCGTTCAACTGACTCTCAAAAGCGCTACCGGTGGCAGTGTTGACCGTTGGATTATTCTTCGTACCCGTGTCCGCTTCCAGATCGGTGGTGCTCACAATAATCAGCCCGTAGGACGTGTATTTCACGCCATCGTGAGTGCCTACATTCATAAGCGGCTTCCATGATTCATTCGTGAGTACGGTGCATTTGCCGGTGTCGAGTCCTTCGGGCAGATCGAGGTAGGTTTTACCCCAGTCCTTCCAAGCGTTTTCGTTGGCTACGCCTACATGCCCCCTCTCAACGTAGGCGTTACCCAGCCGAATATCGTGCTGGAAACTCTGCCACACATCCAGTTGAATATTCAATTGTGTCGTGTTGGCGTTCACGTAGTCACAGGTCTGCACGAAATAATACCAACTACGGGGGGTGTCGAAATCATAGTCGTTCGTCGCAATCAGGTAATTATATTGTGATGCTTGAGCGAACGGCACGGGCAATCGTACGGGTAGTCCGTATTTTGCCATGGTGCAGTCCGTGAACTCGATACCGTCCAACCGGCTGAAATACTCTTTTTGAGATTGCCTATCCCATTTGACAATATCCCTGTAGCCCATGTCCCACGGCACGTTACAGAGCTTGAATCTGGTGTTTGGTGTCCATTTTGCATAGCTGAAATTGATGGGTAGATCGTTTGCGCTCATAAAGTCCTCCTAAAATAATAGGTGTGGATAAAAGTCTATCCACACCTATTTTACCGGCTATTGACTAATATCAGGCCGAAACGGTAATCTGTGCAACGCCAGTTTCCTCAGCAAACTTTGCGGTGACGTTGGCGGCACCTGCGTCGGTTCCAGTCAGTACGCCATTTGGGGTGATGGTTGCGTGCCGGCCTACCAACCACATGGCGAGATTGGTCACGTCCGCCTTATTGCCGTCTGTCTTGGTGGCAATAGCCTTGAGCGCGGTATGGTTGTTGATCTTGACCGCCTTTTCACCCTGAATCTCAATTGATTCAATGGCTCCAGTCTTCCAACCTCCCAGCCATTCGCCCACCACTGGCACGGACAGTGCGGTGGAAACCGTCTGATCGATCTCAGGCGTGGCCGGATTGATGTAGGTTGCCTGGGCGGTAACCTTAAGCGTTTCGGCGGTTTCATCCAGTCCGCAACGCAGAATACCGTCGTTATCGATGGAGGTAAACTGGGAGGTTGCGCCTTCGACCTTGTATTCAATGCCGACCGGCTGGAAGGTTGCCTCATCCTTATTGGCGCTGGAGATAGTGGACACCACCTGTACCAAGTCGCCACGAGACACATTTTCAGGGGTAATAGATGGCTGACCGTACTTCATGACGCGCAGGGTAAATTCCGGCTTCGAGGTGGTGAGCGTATCCGGCAATGTCACGGACTCGCTGGAACCTTCGCCCGTCCAAAACAGCACGGCATTGGCGAACGGATTAGGGGTAATCGAACCGCGATGCTTGTAGAAGATGTTGCGGGTGCCGTCAATCGGGTTCACGGGGGAATTGGCGGTCTCCAACATTTCATCCCAGCAGAAGAAGAAGTCTTCGGTGGTCAGGACGGCCTGAACCTTGCCGCCCCGTCCGCCGATACCGAACATGTCTTCCGGGATAGGAATAATGCGGTACGGGACATTAACCTTGTCGATGTTAAACGCGGCGGCCAATGCTTCGACATTCAGCGCGGCGATCACCTGCGGGGTAGCGAACAGAATGGCTTCCGAGTCACGCCATGGCGTCACCCAGCTCATGGCATTGTAACGTGGCATGGCTGACATTGGACTGGCCTTGAGTTCGTTCGCAGTCTGCTGGATGAGACGTAGCAATCCCTTTGCGTCCGCTTCCGTGGAATCCGCCTTGCCAACGTCGGGGGTGTGGACGCGGTAGAAGCCGCCCTTGCGTGCGTACTCCGCGAAACACTGCGTCTTCATCAAATACATATCGTTCCTATCCGAGAGGATAGGGGCGTTCATAATCTCGGAAATGTAGTCACTCATGCCCGACTCTCCGTCAAACGCGGTTAGAAGCGCGTCTTCCGGAATGGTGACGGGATAGTAATGATCGAACGTCAGCGGGTGGAATACGGACGCGGTTGGCAGACTGTAGCGGCCATACACATCATCGCCCAAGTACTCCTGGTTAAAGTTGCGGGTGCGTGCCTTGACAAGGCCGACCGCCGCCTGCTCATAAGTAGAACCGTAACGCTTCAACGTGCGGGGGGAGCCGATGAGCTTGAGCGGGTCATCCCAGTCGGCATGCTGGACGTATAGGCCAATCAAGCGCTGGATAAGCACACCGGTAAATTCGTCACGCAAATAGGGGAAATTGCGCATGGTGTCCACCGCGTTGCGAATATTGCCCTGCGTGGCCGAGGGGATACGAGTTTGGAACTGGGGAGAGGTGGCGTTGCGCACGGCGTTGAAAATCTCAACATCACCCTTACCGGCCAATGGTCGAATATTGGACATTACTTATACCTTTCTTGTTTAGCTGAACAAATCTTCGATGGAATCGCCGTCGCCGTCGTTATCATTGTCGGACGGGGTGAGGTCATTGTAGCCGAGCGTGTCCATCATGGCCTTGAGGGTGGCCAATTCCTTTTCGATGGAGTCGAGTCGTGCGGAAACGTCCGGCTCCTGCTTCGGTTCCGGTTCCTGCTCCTTCGGTTTGACTTCATCATCCACGGTTTCGGTCTGCTGTTCTTCTTCGGTCGGCGGTGGGGTAGTGTTTTCCTCGCCGTCATTGTTTGGGTCTGCCATACAAAAGCTCCCTTCATATTGGTAATGTTTCCATCAAAATTATATCATGCGGCGAGAGAAAACAAATGACCCCCGCAATCACGCGGGGGGTCGAAACTGTCTTATGTGAGCGCGAGTTGAAGATCGTAGGGCACTACCGCCACGATAGTGATATTCACGGTCGGCGGCATTCTCAGCCGTGGCAGTCCGATCACGTGTTATCCCCAGTCGAAAATCGACGCTCAGAAGACAATAGGCATTATAGCATGACCATTGTCCCGTAATCATCCATGACTTGCACGCCATGCTGGAACTCTTCGTAGGGGATGGGCTGTGAGAACATGTTTCCAGCCATGCATACGTCAACCTCCCCGTCTGCTCTCCATCCTTGATACCGGTTCATACCGAGTATGGTCAATTTTTCGTATCGGGCGGCGATCTTCCACTTACCCAGTTCGGTCGAATGGATCTCGCATGATCGTACCGGTTCCCAACCACTCAAAATACAACCGTCCGTATTAGCATACAGTAGCCGACCTGAGTTCTCATGGCAGACGGTCATAAGCTTTTTCCTCGCATATGCGTTCACCCATACGGGTACGGGCAGATAGTCGGTTTTCAAGTTCGATTCCTCACGCTGGGCAATATCCCAGTCCAATGTAATACCGTCTCGCGAGGTGGGGAGCATGACGGCACCCTTGGGTAAGCTAGCCATTTTCCCGACCAGAGCGTTCATGATCAGTTTCGCCATCTGCCGACTTTCGCCCGTCGCCCGCTGTTTCAAGTCGCCCCATTCATCGATGAACGAACGAAAAAAGCCCTTGGAGCGTCTGAACTTCCAACCGCGCACATGCTTGTATACGGTGACGTTGTAGTTTTCGCAGAGTAGTTCTTGGTCAATGTCAGTAAGTACGCGCGTGGCATATCCACGGGTGGAAGTGAGCCTATTAAGTCCATAGACACTACGATTGTCTAGCAAAAATGGGTATCCGTCCGGTTTCAATTCCGCGCGGAACGTGATTTCGTCGCAATGCAAGGGCATGTCGCTGTCTTCTTCATATTTGCCTTCATACGGTTCTGGTTCGCCCCATGGTAACCATTCATCCCGTAGAATGCTCGGATACATGGAGTTGCAGTCAACGTCGATAGCCTTACCATATGCCCCTTCTTTGGCGGTCATGAATCCGCCAATATAGGCGTCATGCAATAATTTTTTATCCTCGGGTTTCAATTGTGGGAATTTGTCGTAATACCATTTCCACTCGCCGGACGCGAACGCTTCCATACTCGCACCGCCTGCCGTAATCTTACACAGGCCACGGGTATCGTATTCACGCAGAATATTGAGCAGTTGCGTGTCGGTCATGGTGAGTCGGCAGTTTTCGCGCAAAAGATTTGATATGTCGAAAAATCGTGCGGAATTGTTACGGTCGATACGCACCGTGAAGCTGAAAAATTTTCCCTTTTTGGACACTATGGCATCCCAGCTCAGGTTAGCGTTGTGTTCGTTGTGGGGCAATGCGTGTACGACGTGCGCTATAAAGGGGTCGAGCAAATCTGGATTAGTCACGTAGACGGTGAGTTTGCCGCCTGTCATGATGGACGCCAAAAGGCGATCAGGTTGGACAACATCACGCAATGCGGTTCCGCCCGTGAATCGTATGACGTTATCCGCACACCATAATCCCACCCTATTATCCTGCACTGTCATAGTATAACTTCCCTTGATTGCCGACCGCTACTTTTCCAGTGCGCCCGCTTCCGCTAGCCACCGGTCGAACTGCCGCCGCGAACGCTGATAGCCCTCGCCGTCATCCCTGAATACTGAAGTAAAACCGTGTCGAACGGGGTCATATACCGTCCAGTCAAACACGATACGCGGCGCATCCGTTTGCTCGATAAAAGCCCTCTTTTGCGTGGCTGAGAGTTGGCGGAACCGCTTCAGGCGTTTCGAGCCGAGCGTGGTAGCCAAGATTTTCTCGAACACTTCATAGCGTCCGCGCGGCATATAGGACGGCCAATCATGCTCGCCGTACAAATCTTTGTCCTGTTTGCCCGTTCTCGACTTTTTGGACGGTTTGCGTTTCTGTTCGGTGCGCAACCCTAGTATTTCGGCCACATCGTGCATCTGCTCACGCAATTCATTACGGTGTCCGCTCTCCAATTGAGAGCGAACGAATGCCTCATCGCTCAGAACATTAGTCATTTGCAGAAAGTCGGTGAGCTTTGACGGGATGATTTGAGTGCGTCCGAACCCCTCGCCCGTACTGCCTTCAAGTTCTGCCACGCGCTGATCAAACACGCTTCGCTGGGGCATGGCTTGCGCCTTGTTCCATTCGTTGATCTTCTGTCGTGCCGCGTTGATTTTCCGTTGCTGTTGCCTTAAGAGTTTGCGCCGTTTTGCCACCGGTTCCGCGTCGATTTGCGCATTGGTGATGGGCGTGCGCTGGGCAAACATGTAATCTTTTTTCGTCGGCTTTTCCACGGCAGTAGCGTGATAAGGGGTTGCCTTCGCTTCCGCTATGGCCTGTTTCTTCTGCCGCTCCCATTCCTTACCTAAGGTTTTGGCGATATTGACTAATTGCTGGTCTGCGGTTTTGGCGAGATTCGAGTGGGAGTAAGCGCCAAGCTGTTTGATGTTACGCGCGGCGCGGGCTTGCGCGGCCTGACGTGCCTTAATATGCTTCTGTTTACGGCTTCGGGACATAGTGCGCACCCTTTTAGATGGCGAGAGCACCCAAAGTGGGTGCTCTCTATGAACGAACGCTACTCAGTTATTATAGCAAGTTCACTTGGTTTCCTGATTGTCCACCGGCTCAATGCTGAAAAACTTGAAGCCACGACGAGAACGGCGTTCCACTACCTTGATAGCCAATGGCGCTTCCCAAGTGTTCGGGGTTCCGAAGATGCCGAACATGGTGTTCAGTCCAGCGGCGAGAGTGGGGGAGGTGGCGGCGTACGCCTTGTTATCATCGGTCACGATGATGACACGCACGGTGCTGGAGATTTCGCCCGTCTGCTCATCCGTGACTTGTACGGCCTGTGCGACTGCGTTCACCATGTTCAACGGTTCGTTGAGGTGTTCGTCGAGCTTTTCGGCGTTCTGCAATGCCGAGTAGAGCTTGATCTTGCCTTCGCGGGTGGAAGTGTCGATAAAATGCTGGACGGTACCGAGTTCGGCGGATTCGGTATTGAATGCGACAAGTGCGGTGTTGGTGTTTTCCATGATATTTACCTTCCCTTATGGTTATTGTTTTTTTGTTTTTAGGCTTATGCCTAAAATCTTTTATATCACATGCCGTCATTATTTTCAATGTCGGCGTGTCGTTTGTTTGTATGTTCTTCGGGGTTCCATTTCTGAGGTTCCTCAAAAGTAGCGTACTTGTAAAAAGTCTCCTCATTCATGGAAACCTTTTGCGAAAAAATATTAATAGACCGTGGAATGAAATTAGGAAACAGTTTTTTCGCACGAATCGAATACGCACGAGCATCCTTCAAACGCCCGTCGATAACATGCTCGGCTTCCATAAAATCACCGTCAACAAGCTCCATGCCCTTAAGAACGGCATACACTCTTGTTCGGAAAATGTCGGTTTTGGTTCTAGCCAATTTTTACCTCCCTTGCAGTAAGATTTTTTCTAACTCACTGTCATTATAGCGAGTCGTGTCCAGTCTGTCAAAATTTTTATACACACAGACAATCAGATTTTGCTCCTGTGGACTATCGAAAACCATACAACAGTCGTACGACGTAGCCCCCTTAACAGCACAGACCGCACACCATGCAATAAGGTTAGGAGGATTCACGGCACCGTCCAGATATTTCACGTCATACGTACGGGATAATGCGACGGCGAGCCCATCGCCAATGCACATGCCCCCGCAAATCTGTGAGACAGTAATCACCGCTCGCGTAAACCATTCACTAGGCGCTTCCCGCCACAGTTCGCACAGCATATTGACCGCACGGCAACACGTCTCAAAATCACCATAACCCATATCATAGCGTCTGAGATTCAACTCACGGGCATGACCCCGAGTAGCCTTGACAATACGGGGCGACTCCATGATCGCATCATCAAACCGGCGCATGCGATAGATCGGCGTCCTATCATTGCCACGGTTAAACATAATAACGCCTTTCCACCCGGAAATATGCGATATTCCTCGTATGCGAGGGCACCGCAGCCCACTTACGCACAAGCTCAGCGGCCTTATCGTATGACGTGGCACACCCCACTTCGATAGGAAGGTTATCGCCATGCCTCAAATACGCCAGTGCAACAAAAGTCTCATACATGATCAAAACTCCAACTCTCCCTCACCGGACTCGACACCGAGCCACCACATGTCAAACCACAAGTCCGTACTCAGGCACCGTTTCGGCGATGCAAAAGCGTCACCCCTACGTTTCGCTCCCGCCCAAAACGCACGCAAGCGCCAATACGTGTCAGCATAAGGACAATTCCCACAAGTCCATGAATGGATCCAACCACGGAAATACATAATCAACCCCTATCCAAGAGAGGAGTGTTAGCAATGTCGATAGCATCCAGCATCAAATCAACCACTTGGGAGCCGTCCCCCGCATCATACGCACACAAGGCCGACCCGCCACATACACCGCCACACGGTGTACAGAACCGGACAGCATACCTCAGCTCGTACCGTTCACCATGAGGACAAAACCACAATTCAACCCTTCCACCCACAAACGGGGAGTCAAACGTAGCGACTTTCATATCAGTCTTAACCATTTTTAGAAACCTTTCACTACAAAACCCAATACAATAGCCACAGCTACGACAAGCATAGCCAAAAAGCAGAACACGTCACGCACGTCCCGCGGCACCTCACGAAACACAACGGCACTCACCATGATCAACAGAATCGCAAACAGAATAACAACAATACTCATATCAATCATCATACCAACACCACCTTCACCATGCCAACCATAGCACCATCAAGATCAAACGTAGCATTATCAATATCCACATTCACGTTCGCACCAGCATAGGCGCTACGGATATGAGATAGTACACCGTCCAAAGACTCTTTCAACGACATCGTATAAAACATGCCACTAGGCCTCACGCAGTCAGACAGAATCTCAAACACCTGAAAACCATCATTGGTGATAATAAAATACCACATATCAACCCTCCTTAATCAACATTCATATTGGTAACACGAACGGTCTGACACAACTTTGCAATCCTGACATTCATAAGAGAAACCCTTCCCGTACGTCACCCTCCCCAAGCTCAACCAGCTTATACCCATCGCCCTTAGCCGCATCAAATCGACCAAGCTTAAACCCATATTCAGCAAGATAATCATTAGCGGAAGCCTCCCAGTCAAGTCCACAGACAGCACCGCAAATACCCGTAACCCGCTCAGCGTCAGGGTCACAATACAAGTCGTAATCATCATCAACCCAAAGATCAAGATACCACGACTCGTCTCCCGTCTGCCGCCACATACCAAAACCTGTGAGATCATCGGCGAAAATTAACGAAGTCCACCCCTCGTCGCCCCTAACGGCAACAAGTTCCACCGGCACTTTCTTATCAGTGTAAACATCAACACCAATATTCATTTTATTTTCCTTCCCTTGAAGCTGATAACTACAGTATACCAAAACAAAACACGCAACACGCCCGAAAACAAAACAAAACAAAACATTAAAAGACAACTACCAACCAGTCGGTAAGT